TCGATGTCGAGCACCAGAGACTTGACCTCCCGGAACGGCTCCGGGTCGACCTCCACCACCGGCGTGCCCTGCTGCGGCGCCGTAGCCGCGCCCCACTCCGTCTCGTACTTCCCGAGCAGCTTGAGCGCCTCGGCGGCCGACAGGTAGCCGGCCCGGAGCGCAATCGTGAGCTGCTCGAGCCGGGCGGCGAACGCCGCATGCCCGGCCGTCACGCCGTTGAACGCGTCGAGCTCGGCCGCGGCCCACGCCTTGACCGCCTCGAGCCGCTTCTTCCAGGCCTCCGCCGCGGCGTCGGCGGCCTCCTGCGCCTTCGCCTTGTTCTCGGCCAGCGCCCGCGAGTTGTCCTCGAGCAACCGGTCGAGCTCCTCGAGGCTCTTGCCCGTCGGGTCGATCCCTCGATGCTTGAGGATGTTCTGCGCGTTCCGGAGCCGGTCGGCGGCGCCGGCGTTCTCGTCGTAGCCGGTAGCCCAATCGATGACCTTGGTCATCCAGCCCTGCGCCCACGCGTCGACGTCGTTCCCGGTCAGCTCCCGCAACCCCTCGATCAGCTTTCGCGTGCCGGCGTAGCCGACCAGGAACGCCCCGCCGATCGCCGAGCCGTAGCCGACCATCTTCGCCATCCGGGGCGACACCGACTCGAGCAGGTCGCCGAGGTCGCCGATCTGCCCGCGCTGCAGGTCGCCCTCCGCCCGGGCGGAGCGGGTGGCATCCTTGAGATCGTCCTGCGCCTCCCGCACCTTGGCGAGCTGCCGGGTGGCATCCTGCGAGGCCGTTTCGAGCTGGCGCAGCGTCGCCACCGCCTCCGGGTCGACCGGCGCCCCGGCGGCCCGCGCCGACTCGATCGCCTCCCGGAGCTCGTTGACCTTGAACGCCGCCTGCGCGCCCGCCGTGCCGGCGCGCATCGAACCGTTCTCGGCCGCCGCGGCGAACCGGTTGACCTGCGCCGCCGCGGCGACCATCGCCTTCGCGATCTGATCGCCGCCGAGCTTCGCGGCGTTGACCATCTTCTCGACCTTCGCCGCCGCTTCGTCCGCGGGCACGCCGATCCGGCGCAAGCTCTCCACCGCCTGCGCGACGTCCGCCCCCTTGACCTCGAGGCCGATCTGAACGTTCGTCTTCACTTAGCTCAGGCCTCCGCCGCCTCCCGCATCGCCTCGAGCTCCGCCTTCCGCGCCTTCGCCAGCTCGTCGTCTGCCGCGTCGAAGAGCGCCTGCCACGCCTCCCGCTCCCCCGCCTCCGTCAGCCCGAGCTCGCCGAGGAGCGCCAGCCGCTCGGCGTAGAGCGTCTGCCCGTTGGCATCGCGGCCGAGGCGCCGCCACCCGGCGAGCACCTCGGCCACCTCCGGCCACGGCTCAGGAACCTCCCCATGCAGCACCTCGGCGGCCCGCTCCGCCCACGACCGCAAGCGCCCGGCCGTCGCGTCCGCCTCCTCCGCCTCCCGCATCGCGCGAGAGAACTGCTCGCGGTCGAGGTCGTCGAGCTTCGCCCACACCCGCGCTTGCCACTCGACGACCCCTCTCAGTTTCCCGCCGCGTCCTCGACCACCTGCCGGCGGTACATCTCACCCGCCCGGCTCTCCTCGAGGATCCATGCCGAGAGCGCCTTGCCGAGCTCGCGCCCCCCGTAAGGAAGGCCGTCGTCGACCCAATCGCTCGCCTCGAGGAGCTCCCGCGCCGCGGCCTCGCTGTACGGGATCGGCTGGCCCTCCGGATCGGTGAGCCCCTCCCACCCCGCCAGCCGCGCCAGCACGCCCGCCAGACTGTCGGCGCCGAGCGCCTCGAGGTCGCCATCGGCGAGCTCGAATCGCCCGACCTCCCGCTCGAGCGCCTCCTTCGCCGCGCCCTCCGGGTCGCCACCGGAACGGAGCGAGGCGGCGAGCGTCGCGCGAGCGGTGGCGTTGAGCACCGCCCGCGCGATCGGGTTCCGCCGTTGGATTTCCGAGAGCACCCGCTGCACCGCTGCCGCCCCCTCCCGCCGCACGTGGAAGGTGACCCCGAGCCCCCACGGGTCCGGGATCGGCCGCACGTCATCGAACGCGAGGAACCGGCTCTGCAGATTCGTCCGCACCAGGGCCTCTCCTTACGTCGTCGCCCGCAGAATCGCGCCCGTGCACGGCCACGTGACCGAGCCCGAGAACGCCTGCCCCACGCTGCCGGCGATCGGCGACCAGCTCGTGATCACGCACGTGCCCGTGTAGGCCGGATTGGTCGGCCCCACCGCCGCGTCGTTGAGCTTCAGCGTGAAGGCGAGCGTCGAGCCGAGCGCCGCGAAGACCGCCGCGTCGAGGCCCGAGAGGTCGGCGTCCTTGACGAACTCGATCTGCAGCGAGCCCTTGAGCAAGCCGCAGAGGATCTCCGAGTAGTCCCCGGTGTCGAAGTTGGAGACGTCGACCTCCGGCCCGCTGATCGTCAGGGTCGCGCCCTTCACCTGCGCGGAGTAGTCCGTCGGCACCGCGCCGAGCGCCAGGTAGGCGCCTTTCACCACTTTCTTCGCCACTGTCTCTCCTCCTCTTCCGTCACCGGATCGCCAGGGCGACCAGGTAGGTGAACTCCGGGCTGGTTCCGCCGAGCGTGCGCGTCACCCGCCACCAGGTGTCCGTAATCGGCCCGGCGACCGAGCCGTAGGCCGTCCCGACGTCGTTGAACTGCGCCACCGTCACCCGCGTGGTCGCGCTCGCGAACGTGTCGGCGTCGTCGCTTTCGATGACGAGGTCGAGGGTCGGCGTGGTGCCGCTCGCCCCGACCACGTGCACCGCGTAGTAGAGCCGCTGCGCCGCCGTGACCGCGCCGAGGTTGCTGCCCGTGCCGTTGCCCGTCGCCGTCGCCGCCGCCTGGTAGTCGGCCACCGCGCCGCGCAGCAGCGCCCCCGCCCCGGTCAGTGCCAGGGAGAGCCGCGACGCCGCGCCCACCTGCCCGCCGAGCGTGTAGGAGAACTCGCTCGCGAGCAGGAAGTAGGCCACGTCCGCCACCGCCGGCACGGTGCCCGCCGGCTTGACCACCGTCGCCGGCCAATCCGCCTTGCTGATCTGCGCGAACGCCGACGCGTCCGGCTCGGCCGCGTCCCAGAACCCGTCGAATCGCAGCGACGCCTTGAGCAGCCCGGCGAGCGTCTCGGCGTAGCCGGTCGTATCGAACGTGGACACGTCGACCTCCGGCGCCGTCGCCTCGAGCGCCACCTGGTTGACCTGCGACGCCAGCGCGAGCGGCCCGTAGTAGAGCCCCAGATTCTTGAGCACCTGCTTCGCCACCGCCTACCCCCTGCCCTTCCGGGCCGTCGCCTTCGCCTTGCCCGGCGCGGCCTCCGGCGCCAGCGCCGCCGCGTCGTACCACTCCGCCAGTCCGTCCGCCACGAGCTGCGCGGCGCGCCCGGCGTCCACGAACCCGAACGGGAACCGCGCGCCCTCCGGCGGCGACTCGCCCGGCTCGAGCACCCGGAGCACCGTCTCGGGCCGGTAGGCCCCCCACGCCGCCACCGTCACCACGTGCCGCATTTCGGCCATCACGCCTCCCACCGCACGAACGGCACCCGCAAGCCCCGCCCGTACCACACGTCACTCACGGCCGGAGCGCCCGGCCGCGGCGCGAGAAACTGCACCCCGCTGCCGTCCCCGCTCTTGAAAAGCGTCACCAGCGCGTCGACGAGATCCCGCACCCGATCATCCCCGGCGCGTCGCTCGCTCCACACCTCGCACACCACTTCCCCGTCGATCCGCACCCCGCCAGAAAAGTCCGAAAGCTCGGCGCCCGCGTACTCGATCTCGACGTTCACGAACGCCGCCGGCGTGGCCGGTGGGGAGGTCGGCGCCGGCGGCTCGAGCTGCCCGTTGGGCCAGAGAACCGGCGCCGCCGTGAACGTCGCCAGCAGCGCCCCGATTGCCGCCCGCTCGCTCCCGTAGCTCACGCCTCACCCCCCATGACCCGAGCGATCGCCCCGGCCACGATCTGCTCCTCCTCCGCCGCGAGCCGCGTCAAGATCGGCACCTTGAGCCCGGTCGGCGCCTGCGCCGAGCCCACCATCCGCCCGCGCACCACAGACACGGTGCCGCTCTTGTGCCGCCGCTTGTAAGGCTTCGCCACCTTCCGGCCGCCTTCGATGACCAGAGCGTGCGGCGCCGTGGCGCCTACCTTCGTAGGCCGCCCGGCCGCGATCGCGTCTTGCGGATTCGGCGGGTAGCTCCGCCAGCTCGCGCGCAAGCTCGGCCGGCCGCTCGCGCGCTGCGAGCCCACCGGCGACGACTCCCGCGCCAGCTCGAGGAGGCGCTCGTGCAAGCTCGCGTGCACCTCGGCCGTGAGCTCGCGCAGCGAGAGCCCGACCATCTCGGGAAACTTCGCCGCGAACTCCTCGAGGCCGCGGAAGGTGTAGGCCGTCCCCCTCACACCGCGTCTCCCACCGTCACCGTCCACCGCGCGGGCGCCCCCGCCGGCGCGATCGGCCGCACGTCCACAATCGGGAAGCTCTCGCTCCCGTCCACCACAAGGTCGCCGTCGGCCGGCGCCGTGAGGTCGTCGCCGACGAGGTGGTAGGCCCGGCGATCCGTCACCCGGCCCGCCGCCGTGTCCTCGAGGAGCTGCTCGCCCCGGAACGCGTAGAGCGTCCGGTCGGCGTAGCCTGCCGCGAGCGTCACCGTCCCGCCGTCCGCCACCTCGGCCGCGAGCGCCGGAGAGATCGACACCGTGAGCTTCCCGGCCGTGGTCGCCTCGGCGTCCGCCTGCACCGTGTAGGCGGCGGCGTGGCCGGCGACCGTCAGGCTCGCCCCGGCCACGATCCGCCCGCGCAGCCCCGTCGCCTTGAGCGCCAGCGTCA